CTCCAAAGGTTAAAAAGGATTAAATAATAGGAATAGATGGAATATAAAAGACCTGGAGGAGATATAACAACACTTTTAGATTTAACAAATAGAGATGTTCAAGAAAACGATCTTTTTCCTTTGGATACAAATCTAACATGGTTTACAAGAAATCAAAATAGAAGGAATATTCCTTTTGTTCCTTCTGTTCAAGATTTTTCATTTCGTGGACCAGCTTCTTACGGGCAACGATTTACATTTGATATAGGTTCATTACCTTGTGGTGATCTTATGTATGGAGCGGGGATTCAAGTGAAGTTAAATCATTGGCTCGATCTAACAACTCTAACAAAAATTGTTAGTGGTAATTATACCTATAGTAATGTAGATACTGCTTGGTTCTTTGCGAATTCATTCGGTTCTTCATTAATTGAAAAGGCAGAGTTAGAAATTGATGGAGTTACGATTGAAGAGATTGATGGTGACTTTATCTATCTTTATTCTTCTTTATTTGCTGATTTGAATAGTCAATTTGGTGTAGCAAACGATGGTTTAGGAATTGTATCTATAACTGATCTACTATCTTGGAATCCAAAGAGAAACTTTCCAGTTGAAGATGGGAACTTCTTTTGTCTGTTACCATTTTTTTTTATGCGAACAAAGCTAAAAGAATCTTTACCAATGGTTGCGATTAAAGAAGGTTCTGCAAGAGTTCATGTTACATTTAGACCTTTTAAAGATGTAGTGAGACAGAGAAGAGGTTATCGTGATGCTTGTGATTCTCTTCCACTTGGTAAAACAATTGTATTTAATCAAACAAGTGTAGATGTAACAAGAGTTATTCCAGACTTTCAATATGTAAAGTTAGTTACAAATGGTGCTTATCTAGATGGATTGGAACGTAATAAGATGTTACGAGAGCCCTTTGAACATTTGTTCCGAGAAGTTCAAACATTTACATTTGATGAACCGTTGAAATATTTAGTTTCTAAAAAGTCTACTGATTCTGTGAATATTCAATTACCTTTAGAAGCAAATCATCCTTTAGAAGAGATTCTATGGTTTGTTCGATTAAAAGATACATCTTTAAATAATGAATGGACAAACTTCAGTGCTGTTCTTGAAAAAGATTATGATCCTATCTTTAATCCATTAAAACCTTTACTTATTTCTGCAAAACTTCAAGCAAATGGAATTACTCTTTGTGATGCTTCTGAAGATTATTATAGACAACTTATTTCTTCTCATCATAAAGGTGGTATTACTAGTTATAATCGTTATATATACGGATATCCATTTGCTAGAAATCCAAGTGAACATCAACCATCTGGATCGTTGAACGCATCTCGTTTACAAAGTTTACGATTGACTCTTGAGGTAGAAGCTCCTCAAGGATGTCAATGGGAAGTGAAAGTCTTTTGTTTAGGAATCAATTGGCTCCGATTTGAAAATGGTGTATGTAATAAACTCTTTGAAGATTAAATATTCTATTTATAGGATGCCCTTTGAATCATTAAGTGTAATAAGGCAAAAATATTGTTGCCCAATGAACTTTGGTGTAGCAATGGATTCAAATAAGTTAGCAAATTCAAACTTTACAAAAATCATTCCGTATGTATTTGATTCTATTACTTGTGAAAATAATATGAAACCTAATTCAATACGAACAGATTCTGGAGCAACTACTGCGAATTATACTAGTTCAGCCTCTTATAATTATTCAAACGCTGATGCTGTTGTTAACTTCGCCAAAACTCATAATATGAAAATGCTTGGACATGTGATATGGTATGATGCAAATACCCCAAAGTTTGTAACAGATTTACAAAGAGATGGAAGACTTACATCAAATATTATGTCAAATATTTTTAACAGTCATACATCGAATCTTATAACTCATTTCAATACAATAGCTCCAAATAATATAATTGCATGGCAAGTAGCAAATGAAGGATTAGATCCAGATGGAACTCCAACTGCATCTAATATAGGAAAAGTAATACTAGGTGATGGATATTTTCGAACTTTATTTGAGAATGCTCAAAGTAATTTAGCTTCTTTAAATATCTCTAATGTTAAACTTTTCTATAATGATACCAGTGTATTATCCAATTCAGGAATATTAAGCACACTAAAAGTATTGAAAGACGCTGGGTTATTAGATGGCATCGGATTACAATGCCATTCGTATCCGATTGCTACAATTGAGAGTATAACCTTAAACTATATTCAAAAAGGATTTGAAGTTCATTTTACTGAAGTTGATTGTCTTACTACTACTGCAAATGATAGTGGAGCACAAGTAACGTGGTTTAGAGATATTATACGTATCGCATTAAAATATGGTGTAAGAAACTTTACAGTATGGGGATTAACGGATGATAGTTCTTGGAGAGCATCGTATAGTGGAAGAACACAATATCCATTATTATTTACTTCTGCTTTTCTTCCAAAACATTGTTATGATGCATTGATTGCTGAAATGAAAATATTTGGAGCACAACAATATGATGTAATTATTGTTTTAGGTCAGTCCAATTCAGATGGATATGGAGTGTCAGAATATACATTTGATAATCCAGCGGGTGGAATTTATGATATGAAAACTAATAATTTATATGATGATGACTTTAACAATACATTTGATGAAAGAATAAGAGCTTTTTCATATGATAATCGGATTGTTCCAGCGTTTAATAATATAGATCATTTAGATAATATTTATCAAAATACTAACAAATATGGTCATGGTGTAAGTTTTGCTCGTCAATATATTAAAGAAGGGAAACTTGCAGATGGGAGAAAAATATTATTACTAGGAACTGCTTGGTCAGGGACTGGATTTTTTAATAATGCATCACCACAGACTTGGGATATGACTAAGAACAACAATTTATATATTCGTTCATTGAATCGAATTAAAAGAGCAATGGAGGGAATTGCAAGCACTTCAACTATAAAAGCCATGTTATGGCTTCAAGGAGAATCAGATGCCGATTATATGCGTCAAACTGAATGGTCACTAACAAGACAAGCATCATTACGCGCACCACCAATACAGCCCTCTCAATATGGAGATTATTTTGATCTATATAAAACAAAAGTGGGAGAGATGTTAAGACTTTTACGTTCAAATATAGGTCCTCTAACGATTCCTATATTAATGGGTGGATTATGCCCAAGTGGGTATGTAAATCATAAATTATCTGATACTTTATTATCATTTGATGTAAATGACCCCAATTATATTAAGCAAAGAGGCAAAGGACTTCGTTATTATTATGAAGACATGAATAGAAAAATAGAAGAGGTTACAAAAACTGCTGTAAATACAAATTTTTTCTTTGTTCCTTCTGTCATTATTCCAGAGATCGTTGAGTTTAATCATCATTTAAAAGGTGATATTCCAGCTGGAACTGGACCAGTCCATTTTAATAAATCAAGTCAAATTGAGTATGGTAAACGATTTTTTTATATTTATAATGGTAAAAACACTGGGACGACGCTTACTAGAAATACAGTACCAGCAGTAGCACCAGCAAGAGCACCAGCAATAGCACCAGCAATAGCACCAGCAGTAGCACCAGCAGTAGCACCAGCAGTAGCACCAGCACCAGTAGTAGGGGGGCAAAGTTATGACATATTTATTGTATTAGGTCAATCCAATTCATCTGGTCGCGGAACACAGAGAACTCCTCTTCCTTCTAGTCTTAATACAATAACATCGGATGATTTTGCGAATAGAGAAAATGCTAATATTAAACAATGGGATGGGAACTTAATTATCCCTGCAACTGAAAGACTTTATCATTTAGATGGTCGCACCGCTTACCACTATGGATTTGGAACAAGTTTTGCTCGTCAATATGTAAGAGAAAATAAGGTTACAGCTGGTAATAAAGTTCTATTGATTGGTTGTGGTTCTGGAGGAACAGCCGTTCTTTATAGCAATTCTGGTCGTAAGATATGGAACTCAACAGGATTATTTAAAGATTCAGTAGACCGTATAACTGAAGCATTAAGCAAAGTTGGAGGAAACTCTGTTCTTAAAGGTATATTATGGCTTCAAGGAGAGTCAGATGCGGATCATATAAATGGATTGACCTCGGCCAGACAAAATCCAGTATTTGATCAGTATGAATCAACTCTTCGACCATTATTAGATAATTTTAGATATAATATTACTAGTGCTATTAATAGAATTAATACAACAAATCAACGGTCCACAAGTGTTCCCATATTAATGGGTGGAATCATGCCAAACCATAATAATTATAATAGAATGACACAATCTATCAAAAATATTGTAGATCATCCAGAGACAGAGAATTACTTCTTTGTTCCATCTGCTGCAATCAGCACCGTTCCTAGTTTCAATCATAATTTAGATAATGATCGTCCAAGTTCATCTTATCAAGTTCATTTTAGTAAGTCAAGTGAGATAGAGTTTGGTAAACGTTATTTCTATATATATAATCGTAACAGTATTAACCTTGATTAAGATGAACTTTTACAAGTTCATACTTGTAAATAGGGCTTCTTGTAATAGGATCTTTCAATGTTGTAGTAAATAACTCATACACTTCATCAACTGAATAAATATAGTGATTATTATCATTTAATATATAATAATAAGCATTATTCTCATAAGTATCCATTAAGATTGGTGTTTCATCATCAGGTGATTTATAAATTGTTCTAGCAAACAAATGTTCTAACCGATTCTTCCATTTAATTTTCCACGTCATTACTGATTTGTTATTAGGGGTGTTATATTTTCAATTTTTTTGTATACATACACTTTTGTATCATCGGACCATGTCATTGGCAGAGTCATAAAGTTTAACTGTTGAAACTGTGAACTATGTATTTGTTTAGAGCATACTACAATGGCTCCAGCTTTCAATTCTTTTTCTAGCTTTTGTATCAGTTGATTATTTATAGCATGAGTGATACCTTCATTTGATAAGAAAACCCAGCATGCTCTATCATAATGAATGGAGTCATCCAAAAAGGATAAACATAAAAACTCTGTTCTCTGTTTTACAGATGAATCACGAATACGTTCTAGAGCAGTATTTGCCTGTTGAACCAAATCTGATTTAATTTCTATTCCCGTCACTTTTAAAGATGAGTTCAAGGATGCCATTCCAAGAACAGCTTTTCCAATACCAGAACCTAAATCATAAAAGTTTCTATAGGAACTAACAATATTGGATAAAGGAGCGTATCGGGAGAATATTTCATACAATATGGGAATAGATTCATCACAGAGTTCGCCGTAGTTAATATGTTTATTATCAACGTATTCTGTATTTTCTGATCCGGACAACCCATGATAAATCTTATGAAACTTTAATGTTTTTTTACGAGAAATGCGGACTTTTCTTGTGGATGGATTCGCTACGGTCTTTTCTTGGCGTGACATACAAGTTGATTTGAAAAAAAGAGTATAAAAAATACTTATAGGTCTATTTAGATGGCAGCTTCATTGCTACGTGTTTTAAACTCTGGAGTTCAAGATACACGTTTATTATGCACAAGAGGTGAACCAGATATTTCAATGTTTGCAAAGGTATTTATTAAAGCGGGGAGATTTACAACACAATGGGTTCGATTGGACTTCGATACAACTCCCTCATTTGGTAATTCTGCTACAATTACATTACCTAGGAAAGGTCATCTGATTAGTCGTCTACATTTAGTAACAACAATGCCTGATATTTATACAAGTCAAAAGGTAGCACGTTCGAACGTAAACTTTGTTGGACCATCATTCGGTTGGACGAATAGTTTGGGACACGCTTTGTTAAATGAAGCAATCATAGAAATTGGCGGTTCCCGTGTAGAGCGTTTAGATGGAAGACTTTTAGAAATTATGGACGAGTTTTATAGTCCTCTGGAAAAACAAATATCTATGAATAAACTTATACAAAGAAAAGATAATGGATTTACATATCAATCATTTGGCTACAATGAATCGAATACACGTGCTGTCACACCTTTACCTTTTTGGTTTGGTTGTGGAGATAGTTCTCTTGCTCTGCCAATCGATGCAATCCAAGCAGATCAAGTGAAGCTAACAGTAAAGTTTAATACCCTTAATAGTCTTTATGTTTCTGATTCTTATAATACTTTTACCTCTACAAATCCTTTACCAGGGGAAGCATATATTCCTTTATCCAATGCTGTATTTTACCAAAGTAACGGTTTAGGCTCTAATCAGATTCCTGGAATACAAATGAGTAATTTGAATATGGTAAATAGTTATATTTTAGCAGAATATATTTATTTAGATAAACCTGAAGCAAATAAGTTTCGTCTCTCTGATATTCGCTTACCTATTACACAACATTATGCCTTTGATCCAGTAGACTCACAAAATATGAATCAAATCCGTTATAAGTTTAGTGTTCCAAATCCTACAAGAAACTTATTCTTTTACTTAAATCATTTTGATGCTCCTAGATACAATGCACCATTTTTGGCTTCTAGAGATTTAAGTGGATCTGGAACATCTACTCCTTGGTGGCCTGATGCTTCTGGACTTAATACACAATGGTTGGATAATGTAAGATCGGCATTTTCAACAAGAGATTCTGAACCTATTAAATCAATAAGTTTAGTATATGAAGGAAAACTTGTTCGTTATACTACAGATAATCCTTCACTATTTAGAAGCATTTTACCATCCTATGATATGAGAAAATCACCTTGGGTAAATCGTTACTATTATACTCTAGCATTTGGTCTTCAACATGGACTTATTGCTCCTTCTTTTCCATCAGGTCATGCCAATTTAGATAAAATATTAAATATTGAACTTAATTTACAATTACATGCAAATACAGGGACATTAGATCAAAATAATGTGAATCGTTTTAATTTATATTTATATGCGGAAACATATAATATTCTACGAATATATGGTGGAAGAGCTGGGTTGTTGTTCGCATATTAAACTATGTTTAATATGCCTGTTTTACTTTAGGAAAATTCGCATATTAAACTAATTTATGACTTCTTCTGTCCAATAATATCAATCACTACATTTTCATGTGTTCTATTTGTTCGATCTGTTTCTAATGTTTCTGGAGGAGAAGTAACGTGAATTTCACCCATTGTATTTGTAATCTCACTTAATTTTCTACGAACATCTCCCATAAAATGATCTCTTTTTTCCTTCTCAAGTTCCTCTTTTCTTTTTGCTTCATTTTCTTCTATACCTTTCTTAAACTTATCATTTTCATATCGCATCTGTTCTTCAATTTGTTTCAAACGACTATCTACACTTGTATTAATCATCTTATTTAAATCTGGGACAATCTCATCACGAAGTAGTCTCTTTTTGTGTTTTAAGTTTAGAGCAATTTCAGTTGTCATCATCGCCATACGTGTTTTAGAATTATTGTATACAGGTGTGTGTTCTAATCCATTACAGATATCAGGTTTCTTGAGTTCTGTAATAGTATCAAACTCTTTCTCAAACATTTTAATTACATTATCAGGAATTTGAGGAGATTGTTCA